TCTTTCATTCTTAAAAGAGATAACTTTAAAACTTGTACTGGTAAATCTTTTACCAATATTTCAGAATCAATAAAATCTGGTAAATTTTCTTCAACAACCTTTTTGGCTCTTGGTTTTCTTGCTGGTTTTTCTTTTACTGGTTCTGGTAGCAATTCTATTTGCTCGTTTACTGCTTTATTAACCGACAACAACAAAGTTTGAACACCTTTAAATAAATCTTCATTGACTGCTTTAATTTCGTTTATTTCGTTTCCTCTTAAACGCAACATAGTGTCAATAAAAACATCTTTTTGTGCTTTTATGGTTAAGTCTTTTTCAGCTTTTACAGAATCAAACATTAATTCAACTTCCTCTTTGGTTGGTCTTGGTTGTATGACTGTAATATACTCTGAAAAATCATTTGCATCTACCAAAGGAATAACCATATCGGCATCATACTTTCCAGCTTGGAAATTATCATTAATTTTGTTATTTATTTGTTCATCAGTTAATCTACTTCCGTATAAAGATTTGTAATCGTTAGTAATATTGGTTGGGTTTAACAATAAAGGCGTTGGCATATTCCATTGTGCATAAGTATTTACTACAATACCCAGCACCACATACTTTAATCCATTATATCTAACTAAATCTCCAGCGTGAAGTTTTGTTTGATATAAAAAATCAGCACCATAATTCTTATTTAAGAAAAGCAATTGGTCTTGCGTTAAAGGAACAAATGGTCTTGTTCCTTTAAACTGCTCAATATTTTTAAAATTAAACGCTTGAATACTATCTCCAGTATTAATTTTCAGCATACTGAAATTATTATCAAAAAGAATTGTTGTATATAACTTACTAAAATCTGAAATTTTAGCTAAAGTCAAATATATCGTATCATTTCCTTTTTTTATACTTATTCTATCTAAATTCATTTTTATTGTATTAAAGTATTCAAAATATTTAATAATTTTTCTCTCTCCTCAATTATGTCATCTGCATCTTGCGGTGTGTCTAACATAATCTCCACTCGTAATTTTTCCTCGTAATCTTTTTTAGATAAACTTCCGCTATCCAACAATTTTTTTAACTCTGCTGGACTTTGCTTTTGAAACTCTTTAGTTGGCGACAACACATCGGTAATCGCACTTCTAATATAGCTTTTAATTTCGCTTTCTGATTTTCCCTTATCCTTTTCTCTTTTGATAATGTCTTGCAACACTTTTCTTGGAGTATTAGATAACTGCATCTGAATATAATCTAAAATAGAATAGAACTTTTCAATTACCTTTTTTTCAATATCTGGAGATTCAATATCATCGCCAGAACGAACATCCATATTAGCAAATAGCATCAATTTTTTATTGACTACTTGCGAAGGAAATTGCCCAACGTTTATTTGATAGCTTACATAGTTTCTTACCATTGGTAAAATATCTCTCATAAATGTTGTAGGGTCAAGTGTACCAGTAGTGTCAAAACCACTTTTTCCATCTCCACACATAAATTTATACCAACCAACAGTTGAATTGGCTAACCAATATCTGTAAAACCTTGTATCAGATGAAAATACCGCAATCTTATTCAAGTCGATAGTTTCTCCATAATTTTTCAACATAAACATAGTGTTGAAATCTCTATCTCTACTATAATCTCTATTTGACCAATAAGCAAATATTCTAACTCTAACACCAGCTTTTTCTAAAATCCTTGATAATAGAATATTTGGAAGTGAACGTATAATCATTTGCTCTGGCTCAATACTACCTAATCCACCAGTAGAAATGTATAAATCTACATAGGGAGCAATACCACCACCTTTTTTTTCTCGATAAGCATAAACCTTTTTAGTAGTTGTAGCATATCTTAATTTATTTCCTTTGCACTCGTTTACAATTTTACCTTCTGAATCGTATGGTAAAACCAACTTGCTTTGTTCATCTTCCTTTAAAAGTATATCGGTGCAACTCTCGGTTATCTTTGTAGTTCCTTCTTGCCTTCTCTCAACAATAACTTCTCTACCCTCGTGTTTATAATAAAAGTAATCTAAATCCTTAAATTCTCCTTTAAAAACATCATCTGGCAAAATCAATTTGTTTTCCTCTTTTGAATAATATTCTACTGGTCTAATTAAACCTTTACTTGCTTGTGCAAAAGAAAATATCCCTAATGGTTTTTCAGTAAATCTAATTCTTGATGCTTTAAAATCTCCACCTAAATCTAACTTGGCATTAATGTTTGAATAAACTTGCTCTACCTTTGTTAATAAATCTTGGTCTAAAAAACTTCCTAATCCAGAATTAATATCGAATTGCTCCTCAAACGATTTTGTTGAACCACTTTTATAACCAGACCAATTGTAATCCTTACCTCTAACTGGGGATTCACTTATAACTCGCCCTTTGTTATAAATGGTTCTTAAACCATCTTTTTTTACAATATCCAAACCTTCCTCTATAAACTTATAGGGGTCAAATCCGAATACGATATAATTATCTTTTGCTTTTGGCATTATTTAATTTTGTTTGCGTTTTTTAAATCAAATGCTTTAATCAATAAATTTGCTTCCGTTTTATCCTCTGGCGAATCCAAAGAATCTAATGGTTTTAAATTTTTATTATTAACTAAATCAAAAAATTCATCTACTCTTACATCTGCTTCCAATACACTTCTTTGTTGCTCTGTAAACAAATCTAAAAATGTTTTAACTGCAATCTGTAAAGTTTTTGGACTTTTTATTCTTTTTTCTCCTTGTCTTTCGTTAAGTCTATAAGCTATATAGGTATCTCTCATAGAAATCATTAACCTTTGAGAAACAAATGCTCTGCTTGAAAAATTATTATTCTCAACTGCGGTTCTTAATTTGAATAAGAAATTAAATATGAAAGTGAAATTTGCTAATTCATCTCCAATTTTAATATTTGACATCAAGTTATCCAATTCATATTGTGGGTCAATAATCAATTCGTAAGTACTTCCAGCAAATCTATCTTGTAAAGACAAATCTTGTTTGAAGTTAGCTTCATAGTTTACATCGGCTTCATTTAGCAAAGAGTTTCCAGTTGCAATCACAAACACATTTCCTTTTGTAATAATTTGCCCTCTACCATTTGTAATTTCTGGTCTTATCTCTAAACCATCTTCCGTTCTTTCAGAAGGGTCTTTTATTTTTGATAAACCATCATTTAATACCCCAGCAGTATTTGGGTCAAGTTTTGGTAACTCATCTAATAATAAAACTGCACCAGAAAAATATTTTCCAGTTCTTTGATTCATTTCTTTTCTTGCATCAGTATATCCAAACGCATCAATTAACCTACCTTCTTGATAACCCTCAATGGTTTGTCCACCAACTATATCCAAAGGCGAAGTAAATTGGTTACAATTCAAAGTAATCAATTTGTAATTTAGGGCGTTTGCAACTTCTTTTGCAATAAATGTTTTACCAGTACCAGCACCACCATATAAGTAAATGTTGTTACCAGCTTCAAAGTCAGAAAGCATCAAATCAAAAATCTTTCTTTTCTTACCATCTCCAGTTTTAACAACAACATTTTGCCAGTTAATAATTTGAACGGTTTGTGTTTTTCCAATAAGTTCTAAAACCGTAGAATCTAAATTATTTTTACCAATTTTGGTATCTCTAAATTTATCATCTACAATATCTTCAACTTGCTTTTTATCAACACCAGCTTTTGCTAATTTGTCAATTGATTGATTAAACTCTCTTACCGCAAATAAAATATCGTTATTGATACCTTCAACTCCAGATGAAGTTTGCAAGGCATCTAACTTTGCTAATTGACTTTTTGCATCATCTCTCGTGTCTTGGGATAATGTAGTGTCGTTAATTACGATTTCTAATTCTTCTCTTGTCATAATTTATATGTTTTCTAATTCTGTTATGAAATTACTTGTTATTAATTTTTGTTTTTCAAATCTACTTAAAGTATCTGGTAAACCAACTCTGGTTATTATAAAATCTAATTCATTTGGCGACAACAAACTTACAAAAGATTTAGCAGACTTTTCTGTTGGAAATTGTCTTTTAATATCTTCTCTATCAGTATTTAGCATATCTATAATAGCTTCTAAAACTCCTTCAACTCTATTATCAGAATTGCTTTGTGGTTCTGGAAAATCTGGCAATTCAAAATCCATATCATCTGGTTCTCCATCTCCTTGTTCTCCACGCTTTTCGTAGTCTATTTTTTCTTTTAAATCTTTGTCTTTATAACCTTTGGTAAAATCGTTTTCAGCTTCTCCCTTTTCAACTTTATCTAAAAAATCTTCCAAATCAATTTCATCTCCAGAATTATCGTTTTGACCTTGTTTAGATTTTCCTTTTTGGTCTTTGCTTAATTCCTCTAATAATTTTTCAATATCTTTTGCAGACATTTTTTGTGGCTCTCCTTTTCCATCTCCTTCTTGTGGCTCTCCTTCGCCTTCTCCATCTTGTGGTTCTCCATCTCCTTCTCCATCTTGCGGTTCTCCTTCTTCTTCTCCTTCTTCTTTCTCGCCTTCTTCTGGTTGCCCTTCATCAGACTTTTCTTGCTCTTGCTTTTCTTGTTCTTCTTGCTTCTTTTTTTCTTCTTCTAATTCCTCTTTTAATTTTTCAAGTAGCATTTCATTGAAAACTTTGGCAACTTTTTCATATTTTTCATTAAAGAAGTTTAAAACATCTGGTAGGTTGTCAAATTTTAAATTTGCAAAATCTTCTCTGTATAATTCTTCTGATTTTTCGCCATTTTTTCTTATAATGAAGTTCATTTCACTTTCAAAAGTATCATTAAAAATTTCCAGTTTTGTATGTAAAGTACATTCAATCAAATCTCTTTTAAAAGTCATTCTTTGAAGAAAATCGACTTCATCAGACTTGATTTTTAATGTATCATTATCACTTGACTTACTGCTATTAAAATAGTAGTAATCTGGGAACAAAGGAACTAATCCTAACTCTTTTATTTTTTCTTGAATATTCATAATTATAAAATTCCTCCTAAATCAAATCTTGAATCATTAGACAATGCGTTAAACTCGTAGGCATCTGTAAACTTAATCTGGTTGCTTTCAAAAGCACAATAAGAAAGTGATGCGTTTTCTAATCCACCATACGCTTTTGTTGGAATGTACTCGTAAAATATATAACCATCATACATCGTAAATACCTTTATGTATTTTGTGAAAGACTGCCACAATCTAATTATTTGCCAAGCATACACTTCTGTATCTTGCGTGAATCCGCTATGCGAAGTTATGTTAGTCCAGAAATCAAAATCCCCAATATTATAGTTTACTCTTAAAAAAGTAAGGTATTCTCTAATAGGGTATTTATCAACACCGAATCTTGAAAAATCAACTGGGTTCTTAATATCAATAAAACATCTTAATAAGAAACTACCTCTGTTTGGGTTTAGCTTTTTAAGAATTTCAGAATCAACTCCAGCTTTGTCGCTTCTTTGCTCCCACGAAGTAGCAAAAAATTCTGACATCTCTCTTTTAACTGCAAAATAATGTGCGTTGTTGGTATCGTATGTTTTCCAATCTACAAATAAAACGTTAGTTCCGTGAAATACTGGTTGCGGTTCTTTTGTAACTGGGTTTATAGCTTTTGATACTCCAGCATAACTATCAGTTAAGTATGCAGTTTCCCAATCTCCAAAAAACGATTTAAACTCTGGCGTTCTAACATTAAAGTATTCCTTTTCTGTTAATTGCGATTTTAAACCATTAATAGAAACCATATCTGTTTCTGGGTACTGGTTTTCAAAACTTGAAATTTTTAAGTCATACACCCCTCTTACTCTTTCCTCAATAGATTTTAAACTCATTTGAGCATCGTTAAGTTTTCTTAACTTTAAAATGAATGAATTAATCTCTCTTTGATAAAAAGCAACTTCCTCGTTTGATAGTATTGGTTTTTTTAATTCCAACTCTTTTGCCAAATCTGAAATCCTTTGTGATAAGTATTTACGTTCTAATTCAAAATTACGTTTTGGTTTGTCGGTTTTACTCGGTTTAGGTTGTTCAACTGGTTTTTCGGTTGCAGTAGGCGTTAATTTTTTAAACTCTAAATATTTTAAAATAATTTCTTTTGATTTATTTTTATTTACATCATTATAATCTAACCCTAAATTTTCCCTAAAAGAACGTAAAGAAAAACCTTCTCCAGTTTCATCATTATTAACAATAAAAAAACTTGTTTCATCTCCAGCTTCAAAATCTAATACACTTACATTGGTAAATTTATTTTCTTCTACAATAGTGTCAATTTGCTTAAATACACCAATCTCACCATCGGTAAATTTACTTGAAGATTCTGAAGCACTTTGAGTACCATAAGCAAAAAATTCAGTCCAATCATAATTGTCGTAAATTGGCGAATTAACAATAGCTAATGTAAGGTCTGAAATTGTTTCGATTCCTTTACCAAAATATATCCCATCGTGTTCACCTTCTTCAATATCATAAATACGATAAGGGAAAAGTTCTCTATCTGGATATTGAAATTTTAATTTTTTATAATCTTCAAATAATTCAGTTGCTCCATAAACTGAATAAGCAGTTGATAAACCTTTCAGTTTAAAAACATCTATTTTTTTAGTATCGGCAGTAGTCGTTGATTCGGTTGAAAATAAATCAGATTCAAAAATTTCTGTTTCTGGTTCTTTGTCAAAATCTGTTTTATCGTAATTAAAAACATAGAAATATTTTTGACCAGTTGCTCTTTTAACTAAATATATACTACTATAATCAGTGTTCTTAACAACAGTTCCTTTGTCATTGACAAAACCATTTGCTAAAGCTAATTCTTGAACTCTTCTTGATAAGTCTGGATTATTTTCAACCCATATTTTTTTATCAATTAAATCAATTGGTACGCTGGTTTTACTTGCGGTTGTCTTTGGCTTTCTCTTTGCTCTTTCCTTTTTAGGTTTGTCATCCCAATTATATACTACACTTCCATCAGAATTATGAATTTCATTATCATCAAAATCGTAGTAAACATTTAATTCTGCTTTTTTATCTTCATTTCTTGCACCCAGCTTTCTATCACTTCCATAAATGTAAGGCATTAATAATCCTATTACATCTTTACCTAATTTAAAAGTTGGCTTTAAACTAAATACTAACGCTTGTTTATTAGTTTGAAAACTAATGTCTGGTGTAATTCCAGTAAGTTTAATCCAAGAAGTTAGTATTGCAATAATGTACTCTGGCATAAATGACATTTGTTCATCATTTATTTTAAATGTAATTTCTTGTTTTGTATAATTACTTGCAACCTTACAATAAGTCAATAGTTTGTTTATATCAAAATATTGAATAACTTTAATTATATCTTTTTCGGTAGGTACTACTTTTTCGTAATTTGGATATTTAACATCAAGTTTAGTAAATTCATCATCTCCTTTTACTTTTTTATAAACACCTTGAAAATCGTGGTCATCAGTAGGTATAGTTAAAAGTATATGTGCGTTGGTAACTGTAATTCCATTATTATCAAAATTAATTCCGCTTAATGCTTCTCTTAAAGAATCTGTACTTAAAAATGGTTTTACAATTTCTTGTAATCCATCGTTACTTGGATTTGGCGACCAATTAATGCTTTTTGGCAACCTAACATTTTTAAAAGAATCTGGAACATCACTCCAATTGTTTACAATAACATCGGTAGCACCACCTCTTGCAAACATCATATCAGCAGAATCTCCTTCCATATTTGCATCGTATGGTTTTACATCGCCACCATAAGCAAACAATCCAGAATCAGCACCAACCATACCATCGGCTTCTAAATCCAATACATCGTTATAATTGTTTAAATCCCTTGCTGGTGTGTTACCGCTTTTAGCATCTCTAATAAGACTTTCTTTATAAACTCTACCTCCGTGATTAAAAGTATCAAGAAGCATCATCTCTGCTCTTTTTTTAGCAACTGCTAATGTTGGATAGCCTTTTATAATTTTATGATTTATTTCCAATAACCATTCTCTATCTATTTTGCTATAATAAATTTTGGCATTTTTATAAACATAAGATTTATATTCTTCTGTTGTTTGTAAAGCTGGTATAAGATTGTATTCAGTTAATTTTTTCCATTTTTCTATTCCACCTCCATCTTCCAATCCAGCTTTTTTAAGTAAAGAATAGTATTTAGGATTTTCGTACAAATGGTCTTTTACGATTTTCATTTGTTCACGTTTGCTTGAAGTATGTTCGCTTTCAGCTTTCATACCCATATCAACTTGCTTTTGCAATTCCTTTAAAGAAACTTTGTGCTTTTTAGCTATTTGTGGTAATGTCATTCCTTTAGCTAAATGACCTCCAGTAATATGTTTTATTATTTCGTGGTCTGTCATTGTTTTACCACCATAATTATAACTTGCTCCAGTATGTTTTACGCTTTTAGGTATTTCCATACCATCTTTTGCAAATGCAACTCCACCACCTTTCACATTAATTTGTGATAGGATTTCTCGGTTAGTCATCATTTTTCCGTTAAACTCGTTTTTGGTATTATCTGAAACTGCTGGTGCGGTAATAACTACTTCTCCACCTTGCATTTCTAATGGTTGTCCAGTAGATTTGTTTACTGCTTTAATACCACCTTCTGCGTGTGTTCTACCAACTAAATATCCGCTTAATGTTCCTTTGTTATGTATAATGGTTTGCCCTTCTCTTTTGCCAACAAGTACACCACCAGTAGGGGTTTTTTCAGCTTTATCTTCTGTTAGGGTTGCTTTTTTCATATTTATATATATATAATAAAAAGCAAATATAATTAATTAAATTGAAACTTGTTTATTATATTTTAAATAATAATTATTTAGTATTTGTTTTAAACTGAACACTTTACAATCTTAAAAGTTTCAGTTATTTATTTATATTATTTATAATATGATTTTAATAATAAATATATTTGTGCTTATTAATTAATAAAAATAAAAACGATGTCAGATTATTTAAACATTAAAAGTCCAAACTGGTTAGGTGGTACAAACGTACACAACACAGTTACTATTGCTTTATTAGTATTAGTTGCTTGGAAAGTTGGAGCATTTAAAAAGTAATTAAATTATTTTTTAAAATCAAAAAAGCCACTCTAAAATTAGGGTGGCTTTTTTTTCTTAATTAAAAACGTAAAATCGTGAAAAAGGGTAATGACTCCTTTATGATTACAAATATAACAAATTTATTATACCAATTCATAAGTTTTTTCAAAAATATCTGGTTTACAAGGGTAGTATTCTCCATTTACTCCTTTAATAATCCAATCATTGTTTCTTGCTTTCATCTCTCCTTCAAGAGTTGGTATTGCAACAAAGAAACCTTGTTCGTCATATCCAACTTTCCAATTTTTACAATCAGATAAAGGAATATCGTCAAGACTTCTAAATTCATTATTTATTAATTGAGTTGCTTCAATAACTACTGGTTTTTTTCTGTACTTTTCCATAATATTTGTAGCACTTAACCTTGCAATTGGTTTCTTGGTTTATTTAATAAGTTTTTCTTACCATTGAGTTAGCCATTGTGCATCCACATATACCACCATTTTTACAAGCGGTACAAATTGTGTGGTAAGGCACATATTCTGGTTCTTTATTTGGTTCGTAATAAGTTTGATGATTAGTTTGCAACTGCTGGTAAATATCGGTAATTGTTTTTGGGTCATCTGCTTTAACATAAGCTACTGCTTCTCCTCCGTAAAGAATAAATGCTCTTGAAAGTTTAAATAACATAAAAACCATCCCAATTACATTAAGCATTAAAAAGAAAGGCAATCCGAGTATTCTTTTTATGTACTTCATATTATTTTGTTAGTTTGTCAATTATTACTTTAAACTGCTTTGCAATACCTTCCCACTTCATACCAGAAACTTTGTTGTAAGCATTTTCAATTTTTGTCTTGACCATTTCTTGTAATTCTGGTTCATCGTTTTTCAAACCATACATTACTTCGCATAATGTTTTTACTTCTAATGGATTGGTAGTAAATCTTATTTTTTCAAAATCATTTACAAATACTGCTTGTTGGCTAAACATAAAATTCAAAGTGTTTTCTCCGTTGTCGGTTATTTCAGTCAAAGAAGTGTGTTTTGGACATATTACCAGACATTTTGTTGCCATAGCTTCTGTAACAGTCAATCCCCAACCTTCCGAAGTTGTGGTAGTAATAAAACAATCGAATGAATTGTAAATCTTATTTAGTTCTTCCAGAGTACAACCTTTGTTTTCTGAATAGTCTTTAGGAACGATTACATCCTTTCCTACTTCCAGTCCAACTCTCTCACATAATCTGTAAATATTAATTCCCATAGGGTCTATTGGGTTGCAATGAAGATACAACAAGGCGTTTGCACCAGAAGTATGTTTGAACATCGCAAATCCCATAATCAAACTTCCAAAATCCTTTCTAACTTGGTTTCTGTTTACGCTACCAAATACAAATACATCCTCGCTACCAAAAATTTCTTTTTTTGCTTTTAGTTTATCAGCATCAGAATAAGGGTAAAAATCATTAGTATTAGTTCCGTGAGGTATAATCTTAATATTTTTGAATTGCGTTTCTGTAATCAAAGGTTTCATTACATTTTTAGCGTATTCGGTGTAAGTAACCACTTCATCAAAAAATGGTAGTACTTTTAAATCGGATTGTCTTGGTTCGCTATCTACTGGAAAATAAATCATTGACTTGAAGCTGGGTCTATTTTCTTTTTTCTTGGTGTTTTTTACATCCAACAACTGCTCCTCCATTGTGTTAATCACTTCCACATCTTGTAAAAAGAATATGGCATTAAAATCACTTTGATAAATCAATTTCAATAGTTCTATTCTTCTATATACATCTTTTTGAGAATTTGAATCACCAGTAATTAAAGCTGGTATTACTTTTACGTTTGGTAGGTAGTCGTAAACCTTTTTGCTTAAATCATTAAGTCCGAAAATTACAATACTTAACTTCTTATCTTTTGACCATTCATCTACCAGTTCTTTTGCTACTGCACCGAACCCAGTTGTGCAATTCCAATCAGCATATACCAATAATGACTTTTGCTTTTCTGCTACTTTTTTGTGTACTACTTTCATATTGTTGTTTTTAAGTTTCTTATTGCAAATATAATAAATTAATCTATTCCTTGTTCTCTGTTATCCGACAAACTCATAACGTGGTATGTAGCTGGACAATTTTCTGCTTTTTTGTGTTTACCATTTAGCATCATACTTTGTATTAACGCCCAATCGTGTCCGTAGTGTTCATTATGGATAGGCATTTGTTTTAAGAAGTCAGTACGCACAATCAGTTCGCTATGACCTATCATACCATATTGAAGTTGAGAAACCCTTAAAGAGTTTGTTGGTTTAACTTCCGAGTTGAAGTAAACAAAATCTAAATCAGTTCCTTCTATCTGGGAGAGGTAGTTCTCAAAATGGTTCGGTAGTATAATATCATCGTTGGCAAAGAATACAAAATATTCTCCTTTTGCTACTTCTATGTTATGATTCGTAATTGCAAATCCGTGTCCGCCTTTGTTGATTGGATTGTTACCTAAATACAAATCGTTTCCTCTGCTTCTACAATCGTTTCTAATATCATTGAAATATCCGCTTGTAATAAAATCTTTCATTACTGGACAACCATCTCCAATTACAAGTGCTTCCCAACCATTAATACTTTGATTGGCAATACAATTAATTGCTCTTATGGTTCTTTGTGGTCTGCCATAACAAGGCATTGAAACTGATAATCTCATTATTTATCTTTTTTTACATATCCAATTAATATAAACTTTCCGTAGCACCATTTGTAATATGGTATTTCATCTTCTTTCATAACTCCAGATTTTCAAATACTGCACAAATTCTATTAACTGCTTCTCCAGTAAAGTTTTGCTTATGATAATCATTTTCCTTTATGTACTTGGCTGGATTACCAACGTAAACTCCAAAGCATTGTGGTTGTAATTTTTTAGGTATGATAGCACCCATACCAATCATTGCATAACTTCCTATTTTAGAATATTGATGACATATACTTCCCAATCCCATATTTACTGAATAACCCAAAAGGGAATGACCACCGATTAATACATTACAACTGATAGTGCAATCATCGTAGATAGTAGAATCGTGTCCAACGTGGCTACCTCGTAACATAATTATATTATTATGCAATATGGTAGGTTTCTCGCAACCAGCATTAATAGTAACATACTCTCGTATCGTATTATAGTTTCCAATAATAACTCCTTGATTTGGCTCTCCAAAATATTCTCTATGTTCTGGCTCTGTACCTATGGAACAAAACGCTTCAAAACGATTGTTGTTTCCTATTTTAGTGTTTCCAGTTATTACGCAAAAAGCACCAATGTAATTATCATCTCCTAATTGAACATCATCTCCAATAATAGCGGTAGGGTGTATATAGTTATTACCACCTCTAATAACAAATTTATAATTACCATTTAAAGAAGCGTGTTGGGTCTTGTTTTGGTGTGGAGTTGTATCTTCCATAATTTTTAATTAATTGTTAGTTCTAAATTCATTAAATAAATTCATTTGGTTTTTAGGAATACTTATAATTGCTTCTTTATATGCATTTTCAAGCAACCACGCTAAACGATGCCTACCATTTACAATAATTAATTTTAATGCAAATGTTGTTTTGTCAATTAAAAAGTAAAATTCTGCTGGAACAACATCTTTATTGTTTTCTAAAATAAATTTGCCAAACTTATCAATTCTATCTTTAACCTCATTCTTATTTCCACGCTTCACATACCATTCTGGAGAAGTTTTTTTAAAATATTTCATAAATTTTGGTAGGTCAATATCTATATTAACCCAACCTTTATGTGTTTTTGTTCTGTAATTTATTTTTTCCATAATTATTGATTTAAAATTTTAAAAAGAAATATTAAAAACATAAAAAATAGTAGCCAGATAACAACTTCTATAATTAACTTTTTAATTTTTTCCATAGCTATTTATTAAATTTAGTTAAGTACTTTTCTTCGGTAGGCAATCCACCCCACATTTGAATATACATTTCTCGGTTTTGCTGGAAACGATTATTTATATTTGGGTCTTTTGCAATAGTCATTGAGTTACGATATAAGAAAGGGTCTAAAAATGAAGTCCAAGTTTTTTTAGCACCCATTAAAGTCATTTTGTAATCAAAGCTATTATCTTCAAAATATGCTGGAAAAAATTCTTCATCAAACTTACCAGCTTTTTTCCAAGCATCTATTGTTAGAATATAACTGCACCAATTATGAAATGAATTAATAAAGTCGGCATCTGTATTATTTCTAATAACCATTGCTATCTCGTGTTCTGTTCTGCCCAAATAAATATCATCGTTCAACATTAAAACGTGAGTAGCTTTTATTTTGTCTGCATAGTCCATAATGGTATTCCAGCTTTTTGCAACCCCTAAATTTTCTGCTGGTCTATAAATTGCAAATTTTTCTTCTCTTGTAATAATAGATTGATTTCCATTATCTACAATAAAAATTTCAGTATCTTTAAAATCCTCGAAGTATTTTTCTAATGCTTCATTAAGCAAATCTGCTCTATTTAGCGTTGGTATTCCAATTATTAATTTCATAAAATTATTTTGTTAATTATTAAATTCGTCAAAAAGGTGCAATTGGTCTTTTCCGTAAAGGTTTATTTTACTTCTGTATTCTAATGATTGCACTTGTCGTTCCTCCCATTTTTCACCCCTTAACTCAACATACACTTCTTGAACTTTTCTCCATTTTCTTATAATGGTAGTAATGCTTGAAAGTTGCTTTGTAAAAAACATATTGTAATAATCAGATTGGTCTTTACGCATAATAAATAATTCGTCATCGTGCAATGTTTGAATTGTACGCATAAAACAATCTCTACACAATTTATCGTTGGTTAAAACCTTAATAATCCTTGCGGTTATATACTTGTTTCTTGACATAGCTTAATCCTCTATTCGTTCACATTCTTTTTTGCATACGTTTGAGCAGTATCTACCATAGCAAGGTTCACCGCAAAAATCACATTCATTTTCTGGGTATTCTGGCGTATCTAATTTCCAGTTATCGTAATCTTCCATATCTATTGTATTAACCTATTATAGTTTGTTTATGAACTGCAATTTCCCCAACCTTAATTTCTGAATCAATTATGACTTTGCAAATCTTTTTACTTAATCTTTTAAAGCATTTCCATAATTCTTTTTGTTTTAAAATACCACATTCGTTTAAATCGTGTAAGTCATTTCTAATTTGTTCTGCATCATTTATAATTCCTCTTGAAATTTTAAAACCTTGTTGTTCTATTTGTGATTTTAAAGAAGGTGCATTTTTGCCAAAACCTAAAGCTATTGAAATATCTCTTGATTTTTTTTGTTTTTCTTTTTCAATTGAATTTATCAATGAATCTAAATCCTTATAAGGTTCTCCAGTTTCTTTATTAAAGATTACACCATCTGGCGATTTTTCTAATTTAATGTTTGCATACAATTCGTCAAAATGCGGTTTACCAGTTTCTTTGTTTACAATAACACCTTCATCATTTCGTGTAACTTCGGTTGAATTTCTTTTTTTACCAATATCAAGAACTTCAAAAATTGGTTCTCCAGTTTCTTTGTTTACAATATTACCATCTTCATTCCTTGTAACTTCAATTGTTTTTTTAGAATCACAAACTTTCGCTACTTTTTTTTCTACTTTAGCGATTTCCTTTAATTGTTTTTTTGTTGCTTTCATTTTCTTGGGTTTATTTATTTTAAATTATTTCTCCAGTTTCCATATCA